CCTCGGCGGGTGGTAGGGGCGGGCGGCACCGGTCGGTATTGACTTGTCGTAAGGCCGCTAAAATCTCGGCCTTCGTCATACCGGCCCGACGCATTGTGCCGGCCAATCGCGTCAGCGCATTGTTCCGCTGGCCCTCTGGAATCGAAAATCCATCGGTATTGGAAAATGGACTGGGCGTCTCGGGCGCGTCTAAAAGCGTTACTAACCATGTAGGGGGTTCGGGTANCCCTTCGACGGGTTTNTTAAGCTCCAGACCAGGCACCCAACCGTACAATCGCTTGCCAGTCTGCGAAGGCGGCACTAAAATATACCCGCCGTCCGTCCGAATATCGACGCCGGGCGCCAATCGGCCAACCGAACAACGCCACGTCTTGCCGGGCGGTCGACGGAACAGGTAGTGCCGCCCCCCTCTAGGCGTTAAGGATATTGCGCCTGCTTCGGCCAGCTGTGCGGCGCGCTCCGGATCGGAAGGCCAGCCGGCCGCCTGAATGTCCACATCGATAACCAATAAGCCAGAGGTGGAAATGGCTACATTGGCTTCCGGCCAACGGCTCCACCACGCTTGGATTTGTACTGGATCCGTCGTGGCGTCTAAAAAACCATGCTGCGTCAGCGGCTGTTTCTCGCCGGGCCGGCAAGGAAAAACCGGATATCCCAATTCAGCATAATAGAGGGCAGCGTCCAACAGTGACGCAGTCATGGCGCAGTTACTTTCGAGTCGGAATATCGATCATTTCAGGCATAACTTCCTCGAAATGACAAACGCCCAAAATGTTCCAAGCGGCGTGGGCAAGATGGTCTTCTTTTTTATCGCCAGCTAGATACAAATAGATATGCCGAATAGCATGATTTAGCATAACGCTAGCCGGTATTCCCTTCAGCCAGTTATGATCACCGTACTTACGCGCTCCTTCGGCGCACGTCTCGGCCAAACGGCGCAGACCGATTGGCGTAATCAAATCCCAGCGCTCATTGTTCGCATCCGTTCCGCGTACGGCACCTGTTGGAAAACGAGTTAACTCTTCTTGCGGTACGAAACTAATATCCCCAATCACGTCGGGTTGAAATTCGTTCATCTCAGGACTCCTCAAAACGGAATATCTGATAAATCGTCTATCGTGTCCCCTGCAGGTACTGGTTCCGGCATTGGGCCGAGTTGATAACCTACGATCCGTTCGTATTTTTCACCAGCGATATAACGAACACGAATTTTTTTCGTATATGCTAACCCACCACCTTGCGCAATTTCAACAGCGCGCTGTGCGGTATCCGGTACCGGATCGGGTGAGCGCTGCTTCCACCACTGTTCGGCTTTCCAGCGCGGATAGCCCGTATGCTCGAAACAAATCCATTCGGAAATCCAAGTCGAATTCGCGATCTTATACTCGACACGCATTGTATTCGGGACGCCCGGCGGCGCGTTTCTTTTTTGATAGACGCCATACCGAATGTCCAAAACTTCATATTCAGTTTCACTCACTTGCCCGGACAGTACCCCAATACTACTAGCCGACGCGGTATGGCGTTTGCGTTCTGGCGGTGGAAACTGATAGCCGCAATCCGGACAGGCTGCGTAACCAAGCGCGATCACTGTATGACACTGCGGACATTCTTTAGCAGGCGCTTCCCCTACACCCCGACCGGGCGCACGAGGTAGTATTAAACAGTCTACCGGTCCATGCCGTAAAGCGTTGCCTCCAAAATCGAGAATCAAACAATTTTGTTTACCGGGATAAGTGCGGAATCCGCGGCCTACCATTTGGTACCAGAGGCCCGGCGACATTGTAGGCCGCAAAATTGCGACGCAATCAATATTCGGCGCATCGAATCCAGTCGTTAAGACGTTTACATTCACCAGAAATTTTAGTGGTTGGAGTGGCTGCTCAAAAAGGGTTTGGCGTACCGTCTCATATCGAAATCGCGCAATCAATTCGGCGCGTTCAGTACTCGGCGTCTGGCTATCAATAAACCCTATATCTTGTCCGGATAGTTCTCTCAATATTTTTGCTACGTGTTGTCCATGTTGCCGACCAGACGCAAATACTAAAACGCTTCGCCGGTCGTGAGTATACATAAGAATTTCTTTGCAGGCAGCCGCAACCAGCCAATCCTCGTCCATCAGCTGTTCGACTTCCGTTGCAATAAATTCTCCAGCGTGCACACGAAGCGATTGAAAATCCACTTTCTGCGCGCTCGTTTTGGTGATGAGTGGACACAAGTAACCATCACGAATCAATTCCCGAATACTAATTTCGTAACAAATATGATTCAGAATGCCATCTGGCGTACAAATCGGTCCACTTGTTAACCGAAACGGCGTGGCCGTGAGTCCTACCACGCGTAAATGAGGTTGGTTCTCTTTAAGCGCCGCCAATAGCATTTGATACATGCTGTCACTATCGGGCGGAATCAAATGAGCCTCGTCGACGATTACTAAGTCAAAGGCCCCCAGCTCATATGCCTTTTTATACACCGACTGAATACCAGCAATAAGGACTGGTGTATCGGTATCCCGGCGATTCAAACCAGCTGAATATAGTCCGATAGAGACGTGCGGACACAACCGCTGAATCTTTTCAGCGTTTTGTTCCAATAACTCTTTCACGTGTGCGAGGACTAAAACCCGACCTTGCCAACGGCATACGGTATCGGTAACTAATTGAGCAATCACCCAGCTTTTCCCAGCCGCTGTCGGTAGAACAACAACTGGATTGTCGTCTCGTGTTTGCAAGTGATGATAAACTGCCTGGACGGCCGCCTGTTGATATGGACGAAGACTCATCGAGACGCCAACCCCTCTAACCCTTTATGTGCCCGGCGAATCATATATGGCATCGCTGGAAGAATCTTCCAGTCCAGAAATATCGGGTGGAAATTGCGCGTTTTTCGCTTCAGGAAATTCGGTCGCCGGGAAGCAACCGTTAAATGGCAGCCGCTGTTGCCCAACTTCTTCAAGCAGCACAAATAACCGGTGTTCAGCAGCCCGCAATTCTTCCTTTTTGTCACGCACGGCTTCTCGCAATACCTCCAGTTCCTCCTGCAATTGCGCAACATATTGTTTTTGATCGAGTATATCCTCTAACCAGCTTTTGAATCGCGACATAAATTGGCTGGAATCGTAACCGGGATGTTCATGATTGGTAACCACAGCATAATCTCCTTTCGCAAAAAGATTACGTTGCCTGAATTTCCGAGCCGTCTGGTAGGATACAACGGTTACCTAAAATCGGCACCGTATATAGCGTATCGCTCCGGCGGCCTAAATAACCCAAAATAAACGCGTGCACCCACTGAACTGGCCGGCCTGTTCCCCACAGTGGTACTAACTGACAAAGACAACCGGCGCTGCGAGCTTCGATAATCCGACTAGGTGTCCAGATGTTTTGCATAATTGCCGCGTCGGCTGAATGTGTATGCCCGTGAATAACGCTTTTCCCCTGACTCATCAGAAGATGATTTTTTGTAGCGTGTCGCGCATATGACCACCCGTGTACCGCTACAATCCTTGTGTTGATTCGGTAATAGGGATACCGACCGTTCGCTGACCCATACGGAATATATTGGCATTTGCGTCCCTCTGTTAACCGAATTCGTGGAGCTAACATAGAATACGCTCCACGCCCCTCGGATGTTGCGGCTGCCCAACGATCCAACCGATATTCATGATTGCCCTCTAACAATACTAGGTGTCGACAGGTCGCTTGCAGCCGATCTAGTAATGTACAGGCGGTATTCAAATCATCAATGTATTCGGTTTGCGGAGCGCCCCAAACGGGCGGGTAGGGACTGAATTGACTACAATCAAGTAAATCGCCTAAACAAACAATCAAATCTGGCCGGATCCGTTCGGCCGCTCGACAAAATACTTCCAGAGCGACGGGATGATGAAAGGGGATATGGACGTCCCCAAACACCAAGAGAGTTTTGCTGCCACTTTTTGCCATGAGGAATTTTCAGTGCTGTGCGAGTGTTAAATATAACTGGACAGCCAATCGAGGTAAATCTTCTAGACGCACAATTGCTAGCCATGGCCGAAGGTTACTTCGATACAGGACGACTGGAATATTTTCACCAGCGTCTTGAGAAGCTTGGTCTATAGAGGGATAAATTTGAAGCTTCTCGACTCGTTTGACCTCAAAATGTACGCCCGGAATTGCCGTCCGGATATCCGGCGCTTCCGGCGCACCACAATACTGGCGCCCCCGATATGCCTCGACGTGAAAAAGACGCGCAATTTCTGCAGCCGCTTCCCGCTCGCCGCGGCACCCTTTCCGACGAGATTTCGCTCCCATTACGGTCTCCTCCACGGTGGGGTGGTAGGGGGGGCGGGCGGTGGAGCAACAGGTAATGCTTCGCGCTTCTCGTATCCTTTTATGACGTTAACTAACTCACCAGTCTCGGGTCGCTGCTGATAGGCGACCTTAATAACGAGCGGTAAGTTGTGGAGCTCGACTGAATCCCTCGGCTGTAACACTCCTACTGCTCGACAGATAGCCGCCAATTCAGCTTGCGCCATTTTGACGGCGAGTGGATTCGGGTGATCGACGTTGAGACGTACCCAGAGCTGCCGCCCTTTATATTCGCCTTCGATAATCGTAAAGACCAATTCCAAAAAATTCCCGGTACCAGCTTTATTCGGCTTTAAATCCGAAGCCGTGATCATCGCCAAATAACGACCTGGCGGAAGTGGTTCAAATGGCGCAAGCGGCTCAATTAGCGACGCATCAAAATTACCGAGATGTACCATGTTTCACTCCTTTTGGTTGAGAATGTTGACTGATCGCTCCAATAAACGCTGACCACGAAAGTGGTAAAATCTCGGAAATGCCGTATCGGTTTTTCGCTACCAGTTGAGGCGTTTCGTGAAGTATCAACTCGCGCTCATGTCCTACCAAACGAATCGCGCCTACAAAATCCGACCATTCGATGATTGTATTCGCCAAGTCCGGATGAATTTCCGGCGCGGATTTCTCGATTTCAATACCATCGATGGTGGTAATAGTACGACGGGTTGCGTGGGCCAGCAAAAGTACTGCAACACCTTGATTCACTAATCGATCTAACGTTGGTAGTAAATACTGATACACATAATTTTTTAACACCTGCCTACCGTTGCCATAACCGCCATGTGAACGATTTAGCGTTTGTTGCATACCGGTCGGTGTTCCATCAACGCCAGCGACTTGTTCCTCTATCCGGCGGAGCAACCAATCGACCGAATCAATCACAACCGTCTGATACTCATGGCCACCTGCCGCCAGCGCATCGAGCCATGGCTGGATTTCTCTCCACGTGGCTAAATAAGGAGTCCGGGCACATCGGACATGAGCGGCCCCGTTTTCACAATCAATAATAATCGGCTTATCAGCCGAAGCGCCGAACGTAGTTTTTCCGGCGCCCGGCGATGAATACACGATCCCCTTGGGCGCCCGTAAGTGAGGTTGACTAATAACCGGACCAGGTAAAGGCATACGCTTTTCTCCTATAACTAGAGAGCATCAAAAACGCGACACTCTTCGTAACCACTGGGCCAGATATTTGTAGCCATACATTGACGCAAACGCTCGATCGCCGCCTCGTTTTCGCGGCGCGCCGCCTGTAAAATGTGGGGATGAACCAACCAGACGCCACATCTATATGGCTCTTGTTTTTCGATCGCAATCAAATAGACTGCTAAAGCGCGATTCGCTAAACAGGAAACCGATTGTAACAACACGGCGTGATAAAATGCGACCTGATAAATATACTGAAAACGCCGAGCATCTGCTTCAAACCAGTCCAAATTATCGCAAGTTTTTAATTCCACAATACCCCGGTCCAAATTGAGCCAGTCGATTCGGATTTGGACTGGTACATGACAATATTCAGAACGCACGACGGCTTCTGGTGCGCCATTAGTTAACAAGTCGCACGCATAGGCGTGATTCCACACACCTTCGGCCATGCGTTGAACTAGATCATGCTGCTGAAACGTTAAGACCGGTTTCCCTTGAGCCGCCGCCCACTCCAAAAACGTTTTGGTTGTCGGCCCGTAGACCTCGCCGGTCTTCGGATTGATTGGTCCCCCGACAGCGTATTGATTCTCAAAAACATGTAAACCCTCTAACACCAATGTATGTAGAGCACGCCCAATGAGATAAGCCGGCTTTTCCTCATCTTTGATCAATCCTAATTTCTTTTTATAATACAATAAAGGCGACCGGCGGAAGTCGGCTAGTAAATGACTTGTTAAATATTCCGTCTGTGCATGATAGATGTGGTCCGGTTCACCCAAAATAATTTCGGGAGGCCACGGTTGGCCTGGAGATCGCCATGGCGTCGTCGAATCCGGAAACTCGGCTTGAAGATTGTGTTGATTTTGCCAGCGCTGATTTTGTCTCCACCACTGTTGTCGCACTCGATTAAATAGTCGACGCCATTCATCGTCACTTAAATCTTGTGATGCATGTTCACAGACACTCTGCCATAGTGTTTGTTCCAAATCTTCACGATCGTTCGATTGTAACGGTAAGCAACCGGGTGGCGACTGGCAGAACTGTTCGACTAACGGACGTAATTTCTCGAAAAGCATAGTATCGAGCGGTGACGGTAAATTAGATGCCGATGTTTCCATTGCGAATCTCCTAATAATGATTTATCGTCCTCCCCTCTATTGGTATATACATTCATGCGAAAAATTTTTCAAATTTTACAAATTTTATGCGGTATGAATAAAAATACCCCCTATTCAGCCTGATAAGACTAAATAGGGGGTATCGCCATACTAACACACGATCAAATAATGAGACAGAGGTTATCGGCGCATTAAACTA